TACACCTTGAACAGAAAAAGGATCTTCTAGTTCCATGTTTGTTATCATAACAGCAAGATCTTCACCTGTAAGACCTTTACGATATAACTCCCTATAAATTATAAGGGTGCCATCAGAAGGATCAACACAACCCCAAATACAAGCACTCTCAGAAGCGTAACCATAGTCTATACCTTTTACCCTTTCCCAACCTATTGGGATTTCAAAAGGAGGGATAACATGTACTCCTATATCAAACTCAGTAAAGGCAGCGCCCTCTGTTATATCCCAATTACCTTCTAGTAATTGCCTACGTTGCACATCTGGCAAGGCTTTTAGCATCTGCTCATATCTTCCATCTTTAGCAAGATATGGATTATCTTCAAGTCTAGCAGGTATGAATCGTCGTGTCAAGCCATCTGCACCAACAAAGCTTTCATTAGGCTCTGATGGATTCACATAACGCTTCTTAACCCATGTTGCACCAGCACCACCGGGGTTAGCTGTACAACGCATGTATGGAGTAATGTCAGGGTCTGTTGTTCTTAGTCGTGATGCTAAGTAGTTCCATGAGAATTCCGTACTTAAATGTGTGATTTCGTCAAAACCAATCCATGAATAAGCTTGGCCTTGGTATCTGTACACATCTGCATCTCGTTCCAAGAAACCAAACTCTAGTTTAGCTCCTGATGGGAAATGTCCAGATCTTTTCAACTTCTCTGAACTTACAACCCGGAAAAGCCTTTGGGTATAACTCCCTAGACTTATCTATAAGTTCCCTGAGTTCAGGCATAGACCTTCTTAGTACTAAGGCCCTGTGAGCAGCCCTATGAGCGAATCTCAGGGGATCTACAAGCATAGCATAGGACTTACCACCCCCTGCTGCGCCACCGTACAGTACATCAGTCTCAGGAGCCGCTAAGAAGTCTGTCTGCGGCCCATCATTAGGAGAAAAGATTACATTCTGATCTTCTAATTCTTTCTGTAACTGTACAGGTAGTTCTTCAATCTTATCTGAAGTTATTAACTTACCTTCAGTAGATACTTCTTTATTATCTAGTTTAGCAAGTGTAGACTTAGAAGTTTTTAAAGAACTTTTATGTGCTTTTAGCTTTGACTCTGTTTTTGCTATTAGCTTTTCTTTTTTTCTTACAGCCCTGTTAGCTTCTATTCTAGCTTTAGTTTTAGAGTGATAATTATATCCTCTAGAGGGTGTGCCTTTCTTACGACCACCCTTTTTACGAGGAGTACCGTCTACTTTAAGTATAAAGTTACCGTCCTCGTCTTTTAAATAGTTATCTGGATTAAGTTCCCAATCGTCCATCTATAATCTTCTTTAATCCTTGATGACTAATTTTTCTACCTGTTTTATGTTCTAACCAAGTAGCACCCTCACGTAGGCTAAGTACCTTTTCCATTACTAAATTAGATATTTCTTCTAGAGCTTCTATTTGCTCTGGAACTTCATCTAATAGGGATGGATGGTCTTTTGAAATTACATATCCAAAAGGTATAACACTACTGAGTTTCCGTCTGCTCAATTATAACCTCTTCTTTAGCAGGTAGTATAAAAACACCACCTTGTACAGTATGGTTAACATCTAATCTGTCAGTTTTACCTAGTCCAATACGATCTAATATTGTTTGTGCTGCTTGAAGTCGTATATTGGCTTGAGGAACTGGCTGATCAGAGTTCATAACCTCAGTTAATTTAAGTGCAGCTTGTGGAGCAGATTGTGCTAGGATATTTGACGCTAGGTCTATAATTTCATTCTTTAGTGACTTGGTAACCTGCCAATGATTCCCAGAGTAACCTGCGAGTTCTGCTGCTTTCTTTGGATCACCCCCTACTTCTACAAGATGGCCTAGAAAGTTTTGCTGCTTTTCTGTCAAGTGTTTTTTAGTCATGTTTTATATTATAGGCATGGATAGCGGTTTTGTCAACTACTTTTTTAATAAAATACTTGACAAAACCACCTATCAACACTATACTAATTGTAAGCCCACCGGGGTTACATATAGTATATATAGATACTTTAAAGCCCCGCAGAAACACTTCAGAGTCCCCGCCCAAAGCCCTCCAGAACCTAGTTGACACTCCAAAGTTCTGTAAAATGTATGAGATTTAGTATATATATATGGGTACCCCCATGGCCACCTGCCCACCCCTGCGAGTTAGATAATACTCTAGAGTCTTCTTAAGTATTATTAGATTATTTACTTCTACTCCAGAGTCTTCTTAGAGATTCCAGAGACTTTGGAGAACTCCAGAGTCTAGTTGACAGACTCCAGAAGACTGTAAAGAGACTGTAAAGTTACAATTCACTCCAGAGATCTCTAAAGATTTCAGCGACATAGCGAGTTTTTACAGGCCAAACTCCAGAGGCTTCCCAGATCTAAGTATTCCTAAGAATACTTAAGCAAAAATACTCCCAAACTGACCAAACTCCGCAAAAAACCCACCGAAACCGCCAAAAATTCGCCAAATTTACCCATTCGCACGGAGATCCCGCGCATAATGCGCCTAACTCTCACGCGATGGGAGCTTGACCTTTTCGCTCTCAGCCTGTAGCTTTGTTGGGGCTGGCGGCAACGACCAGCGACAATTTGAAACTAGGAGTCAGTATGAACACATTCGCAAACATCGACGCAAATCGCACCGCAAGTTATAAACAATTCCAAGGCGTGATCAGTATGTTTACTGCTTGTCTTGCAAAGAAAAAGCGCATCAATAAAACTAAGAATGCCAAGGGCTTCCGAATCCTTCGGGCCAGAGTCACGGCAGCGACTGCTGCACACTTTGGCGAAGCCAAGATGACTCACGGTGACGTACAGAAGTTTTTTAAACTTCAAGTAATCCCAAGAGAAATCGAGCAGCTTGTCAAAGATACTAAAGATCTCAAGTAATAATAAATTAATCTGCCCCCTTCGGGGGGCTTCCCAAACCTTTGGAGTATTAAATATGATTCTTAATAAAGACGGTTCAGAATTAACTCGTTCAGAAAAGCGTGAGTATAGTAACGAATATAGTAATTATCTTGATATTAATTACACTACTCAAACTCTGCAAGATTTTGCCAAGGCTGTGTACGATCTAAGATATAGTTTAGATAATAGGATCAATAGAAAAGACTATGCTGCTGCTATGAGATTTATAGTAGAAGATGAAATAGGGCGTGTAGAATCTAGGGTCACTAGGAAAATCTTAGAAGCTATTGACGATGCAATTTCTTATCGTAGTGAAGATCTTTGTAAGTAAATTAACTAACCTGACTTGGGGAGCTTCGGCTCCCTTTTGTCAGTATAACTANAGGAGATTGTATGTTTGTTAAAGTAAAAGAACTGCCGAAGGGCGAGTTTTTGAAAAGAAAAAAAGAACATTCTAAAGTTTATAGTCGCGGCGATTATGACCGCAGTTATAAAAAATATAGAATTAATGACTGCGATGATATTAGTCGTGACTTGTTGGTTGATGGCGATAAGCTAGTTTGGATTGGATTTGATTATTAATTAGGAGATTGTATATGACTGCCCTATCAAAAATTAATTTGCGACGGGACATTGATAGTTTAGATGATAAAATTGATGCTGGTAAATTACTAGTTCAATGTCTAGAAAAAATTGAAGTGCCTGATGTTCATAGTTCTTTAGTTCAAAAGATGGTGGAAGCTACTATTGTTTCTTTAATTGCTGAAACTAATGTTAATTTATTAGATCTACTTGATCTAAGCATTAAGCATAAACAAGAATTATTTAATATAATTCAGGAAGAGTGCGATTTTTTAGATAGTTTTGAAATTTCGGAGGCGTAGTATGATACTTGGATTAATAGTTTTAGCTGCTTGGGTACTCGTAGCGATGGTAATTAGTACTTATACTGGAGCCATACTGCTGTCTATGGTGCTGAATGGTACTAGTTTAGATGGCGGGATGTTAGTGTTTGCAGTATGTTTTTTACTGTTCGGTGCAATACTTAGCTGGGGCTTTGTAGTAATGTGCTATAGCGCACTAAGGAAAGATAAAATACTATGAGCCAATGCGAACGATGCGGTGCAGTAAAAAGTAAATACTCAATGGTTTATATTGAATCTAAACTAGTGTGTGTTAATTGTGCAAAGAAAATTTTAATCTGGATTGATGGTGTTTAATATGACTTATAAAGATTTAAAAAGAATTTTAGATGAATGTGATTATACTGATCTAGAAAAAGAAATTGTCATGGTTTCGGATGACGATAGACTTTTTGAATTGAGTATGGTACGCTGGGGTCAGGGATCGAAACAAGTTAAATCTCAACATTATTTTAAAATTAGTGAGGTGGTCGATGGTAAAGCTGGCTAACATAATATCTTCAGAGTCTTTAGAGCTTTTAAGATCTAATAAGTCTTTCTTTATGTCTACAAGTAGACCTTTATTAGGGTTTAATAGTTCTCAAAAGATCTTAAAAGGCTTTAAAGAAAAAGATTATACCACGGGAATACTTTATTTGCAACCAGCAGATGCAGTATCTACTAAAACTTTATGTCCCTATGCTGATGTTGCTGGCTGCAAAGATGATTGTTTAGGTAAAAAATCTGGCAGGTTAGCGATGAATCAATCGCAGTTAGCAATGACTCGGCGCACATTACAGTATGTACTAGACCCTGACGGGTTCAAGGACAGATTGCGTAGTGAAATAATTAAGAATGAAAAAGATAATTATTGTATCCGTTTGAACGGCACCAGTGATATTGATTGGACAGATTTAATTGAGTCGCTGCCCAACATACAGTTTTATGATTACAGTAAAATACTGCATCGTGTCCAAAGAAATACTTTGTCTAACTATCATCTAACTTTCTCAGGTTCATTCCTGAACAGTAAAGTAATTAAACAAACTAAAACTGCAATCGCTGACGGTCTGAACGTCGCGCTGCCATTAAATACAAAAGAAACTAAGGGGGAGTTCAAACGACCAGTAACCATAATAGCCAACGGCAAGCGCCGTAAGTTATACAATTTTGATACTACAGACCTTCGATTCCTTGACAAAAAAGGTAGTATAGGTACACTACTGCGGAAGGGTTCTAGTATTAAACAAAGATTAGCTGAGATGGATCAGCCTAGTTTCTTCGGTAATCCTTTCACGCTCGTTCAACTGGCTTGACAGGGGTTAGGCGGGGTGCTAAAGTGGCCCCGTCATCACGACAAGATAGTTTTATTAATCAGGAGTTATTATGAACCAAGTAGTTCAAATGTTCGGCAACGCTAATCAAGTAGATGATCTTCGTAATACCGGCTACGGTGCCGCAGATTTTGAGGTCGCATCCACTCCAGTACTATTCAAAGCTAAAGACTCTGACAGGTTCGGCAATATCCATACTGTAAATAACAAAAGAGTTTACTATCGTGAGGATACCAACGATGTGTTGGCGATTCACGGCGAGCGATACAAGCCAGTATCTCATAAAGAAATGATTGATACTGCACGTAACATTCTAGAGCGTAGCAGTCTTAACTTAAAAGATATTAAAGAAACTATACAAGTCGGCGATGGCGGCTCAGTATGTTTTGTTCGGCACCTATTACCTAATCATGAGATTCAAACTCCTGACGGTGACACGGCGCAAATGACCATGCTGCATATTAATTCTTTTAACTCAGTGTGGCCCTACCAAGCTAGTGCTGGGGCGCATCAGTCTGCATGTACTAATCATCAAGTGTTTACTACAGGCGCTGCTACAATCTACAAGGCTCGGCATACTCAGAAGTTAAATGTAGATCATGGCGCTCGACAGTTAAATGGTATCATTGGAATGCTAGATAAACAGAATGAGATCTGGGCTGAGTGGGCAAACACTGAAGTAAACGAGACTAATGCATTCCTATTAATTAGCGAGGCAGCAGGATCTAAGTTTGCTATTGGCAAAGTTGGTGAGGGCGAAAACATTAGAGAGATTATGAATATGCCCACCGCATACAATAACAGCAGTTTGTTTTATATGTGGGATCTTTATACTAAGCACTATCGCCGCAACATGGGGCAGAACTATTGGGCTTTGTATAATACATTAACTGATTGGTCTAGCCATCATCGCGGCAGTCGTAAGAATGCTATTGATATTCCAGTGGCTCAAGTTAAAAAGTCTGAGCGAGTACAGAAAGTAATTGGTTCTTTCCCGCTCGCTGCCGCTGCATAGTATCTCCTGCCACCTGAGTAAGTGGATAAACTGCTCACTATAAACAACATAGTAATGCTGGAGGCATGATGAGCTATAAAGAAATCGTTGTTAAAGTTAGACTCATAGTTGATGAGTCGGTGGATGCTGAAGATCTAGTCCTTTGTTGTGACTATGAATTTAGTGATTTTTTAGAAAAGAGAATACAAGCCACTCAGATTGTGGGTTACACAGTAAAAGATGATGAGGGTAGAATCTTAGAAGATGTAGATTCTCTATATGAGCGGTACCTACCCAAAGAAAATGTGGAGGCATGATGAGTAAATTAACTTT